GATAGGTGCAAACCCTTACATTACCATTCGTAACAAAACCTTATCCCTGGTATTGCAGTTGATGAACGAAATGGGATTAACACCGCGTAGCAGATTAACCACAACTAAGCCGGATGAAGATTCGCCTGCATCCAAATTTTTGCGGGGCGCGAAGGGTTAACAATTGAATTGGCAAGATGGTGTTGCATACGCCCACGCGGTAACGAAGGGCGAAATAAATGTTTGCCGAAATGTTCGATTAGCCTGCCAACGCTTTATTAACCAATACGAAAATAAAGAATGGGAATGGGTATTTGATCCGGACTATCCGCAACACATACTGGATTTTGCCGCCTGCCTAAAACATACAAAGGGATTGATGGCGGGCAAGCCCGTTATCCTGGAACCGTTCCAGGTGTTCTTCTTATGTGCCATCTACGGTTTCCGATCCAAGAAGGATCACGCCCGCCGGATGGTTACCGATGTGATTTTGTTTATTCCCAGGAAGGCAGGTAAATCTACCCTTACTGCGGTGATTGGTTTATATGAATTAGTATGCGGCGAACCGGGCGCGGAAGTATTTACCCTGGCAACCAACCGCGAACAAGCATCCATTGTTTTCAATTCCGCCAAGGGATTTATCGAATCCATGCCGCCGGAGTTAAAGCCATTGTTTAACCCAACCAAATACGAGATACAAAAAACCGGCGATTCGCAAACGGTGTTCAAGGCACTAAGCCGCGACACTAAAAAAAGCGGGGATGGTAAAAACCCTAGTTGCGTGATTGTTGACGAAGCCGCGCAGATTGTAGATCGCAACTCCATCGAGGTACTTCATTCCGGTATGGTCGCGCGGGCGAACCCCTTGCGTATATACATAACCACCGCATCGTTTACAAAAGAAACAAAGTTTTACGAAGATTACGATTTGTTTCAATCAATGTTAACGGGCGAAGCAACCGATAACCCCAGGTGGTTTGGATTGTTATATGGGCTTGATCCGCAGGATGATTGGAAGGATTCCGGCACCTGGGCGAAAGTTAACCCGATGCATGGCATTACCGTATTTCAAGAAGCCATCGAACAACGGGCGGAAGAAGCCAAACATAAGCCGGCAAGCCTTAACGAATTCCTATGCAAAACCCTTAATGTGTTTGTTAGCGCAAATACTGCCTGGTTAGATCGCGCCCATTGGGATCACGAAGATTGTTTAATTAAAGAAGAACGCGAACCCGAATCCGTATTTGTAGGATTTGACCTTGCGGCAACGCGAGATTTGAACGCTTGTTGTTTTCTTAAACGATTTGCCGATGATGATTACGAAGTTGAATTTCAGTTCTTCTTACCGGAAGAAGGATATAACCTGGTACCCAAACATTACCAGGACATATTCCGGGTGGCAGTAGATTCCGGAATTCTAAAGTTAACGCCAGGCAATGTGATGGATGATCGCGAAATATCCGATTACATTATTAACAAATGTTCGCAGTACAAGAATGTTAAAGAAATTGGTTACGATGCCTACAACGCCGCATCCCTGGTTGCCCGCCTGCACGAAGCCGGGTTGCCGGTAAAGAAGGTAGGGCAAGGCATGGCAGTTCTTAACAATCCAAGCAAGCAGGTTGAACGGTTAATCTTGCAACATCAAATCAAACATAACGGCAATCCGTTCGTTGGATGGCAACTTGGCAACTGCGAAGTTTACGAGGATGTTAACGGAAACATTAAGGTTCGTAAGAATGAAGCAGATAAATCAGCGAAAGTTGATGGAATAATTGCAATGATTATCGCGATGCATTGCGCTTTAGATAATCCATCGCTATCAAATAGTTGGGGTTTTCGTAGTTTTTAGTTTAGAATTCATAAAACTGCGGGGGTAAAACATGGGAATATTGGACATTTTCAAAGGCAAAAATAGTAAATCCCAACAAGAATCGAATACCGTTCTTGGACAAACCCAACTTGGTAACCAGGTTATTTATGGGCAAACCCAACAAGGGAAGATCGCCCAACAACTTTTATATGTAACAACATCAAGCGCAACTACTGCGGGGCGGCAAGTTGATCTATCAATGCTTACCCGTAACAGTACGATTATGGCTTGCGTTGGAGTTAAAGCCCGCGCAATGGCGCAACTGCCCAAGCGCATTATGTTGAAGCAGGATGATGGTACTTTTGTTGATGCGTTGCAATCCGATAAAACAACCGCCCGCGATAAGGCAAAAGCAAAACAAGTATTGAATCTGCTATACCAACCAAACAACTTCCAATCCTCTTATGAGTTTTGGTATCAATGGTGTATGTGGCAGGATTTGACCGGCGAATCGTTTACGCTATGGTGGCGCGATAAGCAAAAAGATCAAATGCAAACGCCGCTTGAAATGTATAACCTGGATTCCACGCTTATTACCGTAGGCATTTCGGAAACCCGGTATCCATACTATCGCCTATCAACGCCTTCGTATGGGTTTTCAAAAGATAACCCGTTGGAATACTGGCAGGTTATGCATATTAAAGAAGCCGCCTGGCAAGGTTCATCAGGTTTCAACAAAGGAATTCTTGCGGCGGAGTTGGTAGGACTAGATCAAGATATTGACCTATACGCCAATTACATTATGCAAAACGGCGCAAAGCCATCGGGAATGTTTACAACTGACCAGGTAATTCCGGATGCGAAATATAAAGAAATCGCCGGCCGCCTAAAAGAAGCCTGGACTAATATGCTAGGTTCCCGCAACCAGGATTTATCTAAACCCGGTCAAGGAATGTTGCTAGATCAGGGTATGAAATATACCCCGATTGATATGTTAACGCTTCAAGATGCAGAAGCCGCCGCGCTAAAGATGCAAACCATGAAGCGCATTTGCGGTTTGTTTGGCGTACCTGCCGCGATGCTAGGCATTGGCGAATCCAAGTACAACAACACCCAAACGCAGTTGGATGAATTCTACAAAACAACCATGTATCCAATGGTTATCAATGTTGAACAAAAATTGAATCAACACCTATTGCGTGGTTACCCTAATTTAGTGGTTCGTTTTGATACTAAGGAATTCTTGAAGGGTGCCGTACTCGATCAGATTAACTTTGTTAATGCCGCAGTTAATTCCGGCATCATGACTGTAAACGAAGCCCGCGAATATTTGAATATGCCGAAAATTGAAAACGGCGATGTAATCAAAATTGAACCAACTGATTTTGAACCAGTACCAGGATCAAGCCCCCAGGACACCGGGGGCGGTGGCGGCAATCAAACTTTACGCACAAATATTGGCAAAACATGAATTTGTTAAATAAAATATTGCTAACAATGGCTTCCCAAATCAAGAAGCCAAATGTTAAACTGCGTAAAGGTAATACGCCCCACAAGATAACAGACGATAACCAATCAATTCATCATGGGGTGATACATGAAACTACCGAATTTAAGCCTAGTTTGCGAAGCAAAATTAAAGGTTAACGAATCCGCGAATGAAGCCGCAGTTCCATCGGGAATGATGGAAGCCCGCGTTACCACCTGGGGCGCGAGGGAAGGTGCGGATGGTCGCAAATTTAATTACCAACCCGAAGGATTTATGGATTGGGCGATGGAGTTCCGCGAAGCCGGCAAACCATTACCAATGTTTTTGAACCATAACGATATGGATATGCCAGTTGGCGAATGGTACGAATTTGATTTTGACGATGAAGGCATGACCGCTAAAGGCAAGTTGTTCTTGAACACCGTTGCCGGCAACGATTTATATACCGTATTAAAAGAAAGCCCCAATCTATTTGGTGGCGTTTCCGTTGGCGCATTTGCCGAAGAAGCCTGTTGGGTTGATGCCGAAGGCGAACCCCTAATGCCTGGAACGGATGGTTCAATCTATTCGAATCCAAAATGGCAATCCGATGATGCATATTTCCAAATCACTAAAGGCGGTTTGCGTGAAGTATCCGTTGTAATGTACCCAAATAACCCAAGCGCAGAAATTCATGCCTTGGAAGCATTTGATGCGGAAGGTAATCCGAATCCGCGAGTAATCGAAAAACTCTTGCGTGAGGCAGGCGTTTCCCGAAAAGATGCAACCACCGCATCTTCAATTCTGAAAAAACTTTTGGTTTCGCGTGAGGTGAAACAAGAGGTTGTTCAGGAAACCCCAAGTTCGTGTGAAGCGGATGCGGTGGACATGGAAGCCGAACTGGTACGCGCATTTGAATTACGCGAACTAGAAAAGGCATTGGAAAAACGCATTTCTTAAAGGAAGCGAAAAATGGAAAAAGTATTTGAAAAATTAGATGCAATCGCGGCACAAAATGAATCCAAGATTGCAGAAGCAGTTGAAGCCGTTAAGGTTGAAGTTGCCGAGAAGTTAGCCGCCCTGGAAGCCAAGGTTGCAGAAGTTAAGGCACCCGCAATTATCCAGGCACCTGCAAAAACCATTAAGAGTGATGTTAACCGCATGGTTAAATCACAACTTAAAGAGTTCATTTCAAAGGGCAATAGCCTTGAAAAAGAAATCAAAATGTTTGAATCAGTCGATCAGTACGATGCCTACCTAAACGAAGCATCTGCATTGACCGGTTCGGGCGCGGGCGTTGGTGGTCGTACTGCATACGATCCCGTATTCCATGCCTTGCGTTTGGCAAACCCAATGCGCGGACTTTCACGCAATGTATCTACCGATGGCGCAACCTATCAGTTCCGCGCTAAGACAGGTAACGCAGGCGCATCATGGGGTTACACCATTCAGAACAATGGTGCCGCAACTA